ATTGTTTAATGATGCAATGTAAATTTTTAACTTTCTAAATTAGATGCTATCTAATAAGCTATCTAAATCGTTAGATTGTTCCTTGTGAAGAATTTGAGCTTCGGTTAAACCGGTAGCGTCAACCACTTCTGCAGATTTTGCGCTTTGCGCAGTCGCCGGAGTATCACGGAACATTACGTAATTTAACTTCTCTTGCAATTCTTCATAAGATTTGTAAGCTTCTGGTTTTAAGAAGTCATCTAAAGGATAGCAATTTTCCTTGATAAAGGTAACCGCTTCTTCTTTAGAATCAAACACGGAAGTCACGGCATCCACTACGGAAGATTTTTCATAAGTAATGAAACCGGTAGCTGCTTTGCTTGAAACCAATTTGAAGTTGTGACCTTGTAAAGGATTGAATAAAGCTTTTGGTTCTGCCCCTAATGCGCGGTCCGCGTCTGATGGGAACATCGCGTTTTCTAACATCAATTTTAAGCTTTGTGATAAGTCCAGTAAGAAAACTTTACCCTCATTAGCCGGTTCTGCCGGATCTTTGATCACGAGAATGTTCGTATAGAAACGCGTTTGACGCGCGAATTGACGAGCTTCTTCTTTCTTACCTGCTTGCCATAAGTCAGCCCACATTTTGTGGAATGGATCTGGTTGGTTAATATTTTGCGGAGATAACTCAGAAACCCAACGACGTTCCGCGCCTTTCTGACCATTACAATTTATACGGTACAGTTGTTGTAAAAGTTTCATATTCGGATCTGGTAAGAATCGGATGATCGCAGCACCATTACCATTTTCGTCGCGTTTGAGTTTATAGAAACGATCATCACCAAAATCTGATTTCTTTTCACCGAAAGCTTGTTCTTGTGATGATGCTAATTTGTCAAAATCGAATGATTGAATGTCCATAGAATTTTCCTCTTATTGGATTAATTGAAAATTGAATTGTTTGCGTAATTGAATTTGTTAAATTGAATTACATTAATAATATTAAAATCACTTTAAAAATTTGTCTACTAAAATTTACTAAAAATTTTAAAATGCTACGAATCATCCGATGGTTCCGCAATCGCGGAGGTCTCGGATTATCGTAGTATTTATCTACACTGAACCTCTAGGCGCTCAGCAACCCTCAGTACAGTGAAGGTACTCACAGAGCTCCAAGAATTTGGAGTTGTGTTTATAAACAGGATTCCAAAATCTGGATTTTTCAATCCACTCTTTCGGTAACTTATCCTTTGAGTTATTATAATCGCTAACCGGAATACCTTCAAACATTTTGTTAAAAATATTCAGTTTTTGACTCAAACCAAAGTTTGCCTGTCTTACTAGATCTTCCATACAAAGTTCATAACCTTCTAATCTCTTCGTTATGCGATAGAATTTCTCAAAGTTTAAGAATGAATCGATATCTTTAAGATCTATCGAATCTCTTACTTTTTGAGATTTCTCCCCAAACACTTCAAGTTTTTGCGTCTCCGCAAATTCCTTGATATTTTGGTAATTGGTTAAACTTAGATTACATTTCGTTTTCGAGTTGATCGAGGTAACCGAATTGAAGTTCAGGCTGCATAGTCTCGCAAAAGTTTTGCTACTATCAATGTTCCAAAGCTTACGATGATATTTCAAAATCGCTAAGAATCTCCCAACCGGAGATAATGAGCGATCGCCATCCTCATTGAATACTACTCCACTGATAGTATCGTTGCCTTGTAAAATATTGAACTTCTCTTCTTCCAAACTAGGTACGAAGTTTTTGGTTACTCGTTTGATAAAACATTCAATGCTTCCAGAATTTCGACTGCGTCGAATCATTTGAATGCTTTGAATAACCGGAATGACGTTACCCGGGTCATAATGATAATGAGATCCTCTTAGACCCATTACATTCACCCCAACGCTTACGCTAGGGCTATACACAATAGCTCCGAGTTTTGCCAGCTTGTAATCTTCTAAAATCTGGTTTCTTACTTCCATCGTGGTTCCCGAGTTGATCAAACCTACCGTTACCCCTGCGGATTCTAAGAAATGCTTAATACTTAAACCAGCCGAAACACTAACGCAGCTTACTACTAAACCACCAGCCCTATTGTTTATGATAGATTGCAAGAATGAGCTAACATCTTTATGAATGATTACATTCGTTGGATCTTTAGTTTCGTTACTTACCCAAATTACATTTTTGAATTTTGTTGGAATTAAATCTAACGCTATTTTTTCCATAAACGCATCACAAATCATCATACTCCGAGATTTGTTCATCAACGCTAACATCTTGGATAAGTTATGTTCACGGTTGCTTGCAATACTGGAAGTAATGTGTTCACACAAAGTCATAAACTCGTCAATGATGATAGTATCGAAGTGGTTCACTTTAGTGTCGATTTTGTATAAACTATCAAATTGACAGATGAATAATCTCGTATTGTTTTCTAACTTATGTTTATTATAAACCCTGACTCCATCTTCTTTGAAACGCTCATAGAATTCATCCGCTAACGAAACTCGAGGAGTAATAATCAGGCAAGAATTTGACTTATTCATAAAATCTCGAATTACTCGAGTTTTTCCGGAACCCATTGGAGATCTAAGAACCAAACAACCCTCGTTACTAATACAAGAATTAATCTCTTGGTTCAAATTCGCAGAATCCAAAGACCCAAGCTCTACGCTTTTGTTTTCATAGATGCGTTCTTTATTACCCCAATCTAATAATTCTTTAACTGGAATGCTAGATCTGAAATTTTCGATTTTGTATCGACGTTTGAATTCTTTTTGAATATCTACTCGCTCACCGGTAATTACATTAGTAATTTGAAATGGATTGCTATCAAAGAATACAAAATCTCCCATCTGCTCGTTTACGAGAATTACGGATTCCTTGTATTCATCTCTTACCTCAAAACCAAGCTCTTTGAATAATCCTAAACAAACCTGACGAATATCCGGAGTGAACTGCCAGCACATCGCATCTTTGAATTCGTCTAAATTGAACAAAAATCCATCTTCATTACAGGTTAAGATTCCGTTATGACCGCTTGCTGTAATCTGGGCTTTTCGGTAGAGACTCGTATTGATCTTAGCCAGCTTCGGATCTAATAGTTTTGCTAATTTTTTAGTGTCCTGCAAAATTTTAGATCTTGTTGAGCTAGGTATGCAAAGCACAATTCTAAAATTAAAACTAAACAAATCATCCGAAGATTTTGTCTTAAAAGACACATGTCGGAATGGTTTGAATCTTTGCAAAATCAAATCTCTCGAATCTTTATCCTGCACATCATTAAAATCCAAGATCATATACTCGCTAGAGTCGGCGATATGACGTTCTAAAAATGCGGATTTTCTCGAAGATTGTTTTGAACATCTTAATGGAAAGTTTAAGATATAGTACTTTTTGAAGAGCCCTGCTACCTCCCGCATCCCGAAGATTTCTTTGTTTTCAAATTCGAAGATCTTCGGATCTTCCAACGTACTGGTTGGAAACTTGGTATTGGAGGTGGCGGAGTGTACAATAGTGAAAATCATAGAAAGTATCGCTCCTTAATAACAATGTAAGTATTTTAATATAATAATGTATAGATTTCAATAAAATGTGGTAGGATTCTATAAATAATTATACGCGTAAAAACTAAGGAAACATTATAATGGCAACTGAAAACACCGAAAAAGTGGAAAACACCGCGGTAGCGGAAACTCCAGCGACTCCAGCGACTACTGCAGTTCGAACTTTCGAAGTTCCTGGAGACTTCGTCATCGAAGACATCTACACTAAACCACAAGACAAAAATGAAAAATTGATCAATGATGTTGGCCAACTCATCTTTGAAACTTTTGGTAAACGAAAAGAAGAAAAGAAAGAGAAACCGGCCAAGATCTTAAAATCGGATGATCAAATCGATTTGAGATTGGCTCAACTTGGAATCGACAACAATTTCAAAATGTGTAAAGACAAAGATGGTAAGTTAAGTTACCGCTCTCATACTTTCCATATTAGTTGTAAAACTGAGTAAAAAAATTTCATTACTTTAGAGTTTCGGTCACCGAAACTTGAAAGGTTCAAAAAAAAAAATCTCGAAAATTTACACTTCGGTGTAGTCTTCGAGATTTTTTATTATGATTTGTTTATATTACAACACTCATCTCTTACAATTTGACGCTATCGTTCTTAAACAAAGAATCAAACCAATTTCCAGAAGGTAACAAAGAATCTAAGTCATCCAAACCGGAAAGATCTAAATCTGGTAACTTCAAATCCATATCTTCATCGATAGGATTTTGATCTTTGAGTTTACTCAAGTCTAAAGATTGTTCCACTTTGTCTAAGTCGTTATTGTTTGGTTTAACATCAAAAGATTTGAACATTTCGTTAATCGAAGATCTCAAATTTTGAATGCCTTTGCGGGATAATTCTTCCATCGTCGATCTCCTTAGTTACCCAAAATTGAACCTAACGCCGCGGCACCGTTCTTATCCGCTTTCTCTTGGGCTTTCTTAGCTTCTTCCGCTTTCTTAACCTCTTCGGCTTTCTTACGATAAGATTCCGCGTCTTTCTTAGCGGCTTCCGCTTCTTTAGCTAATTTTTGAGCTTTGTTATACTCTTCTTCGACTTTCTTACGGGCTTGGTCCTTCTGCTCTTTAGTTAAAGTTTTAGAAGCTTCCACTTCTTTGAGTTTCTCTTTGAGCTCTTTAACTTTTTCTTGTTGCTCTTTGGCTTCCTTGGCTTTGGTTCTCGCGGTACCGCGGGCTTTCTCTTCTTCCGGTGAAATCGAGCCAACCGCGGATTCCAACCAATCGGTTACCCCGCCTAAAGTATCCCCCAAAGTTTCCATTGCATAATCAGTTACTTTGCTTACGTATTCTCCGACCACTTCGCTTGCGGCATCGATTACCGTTGCGGTAGCTCCGGCTAACGCGGCATCTTTCATTCGGTCACCAAGATTATCGAAGTTTCCGGTAGCAATAGAATCCACTAATACACTACCGGCAGAGTTCACGGCATTACTTACGGTATCCGCGACTAAGTTACCGGTATAATCTCCAAAGATCCCGCCTACGGCGCCACCTAGGTTGTTGCCAATAGCACTTGAAAGACCACCGATAGCCCCGCCAGCAATTCCCGCTACGGCGCCTAGCGCACTATTTGAAAGACCGCCTAGCGCCCCTAATGGATTAGACCCCAAGCCGCCGAATTTACCAGGGAATACACTTCCTAAGCTTCCGCCTAAACCGCCAGAACTGCCACCTAATTTCGGAATACTCGCGGTCGCGATACTTGGACTATTACGAAGTTTACCGCCTTGTAGTCTTAACGACTCATCATAAACCTTGTAAACTTCCGCATTTGGAGCTTTTGCCTCTTCGAAAGTAATCTCAATATCAAATTTCTTCGGAGTACCGGAAAGGTGGACTTCCCCATTCTCCATAAAGGTAACGTTGATTGTTTTAATTACTAGATTATTATACAATAATTGAGATTGAACTAACGGATTACTAAATTGAATTTGCCAATAGTGTGGAGATAAAAGTTCTACTTCACTAACAGATTCTGGTAAACTAAATTCTTTGATTCGGGCGCATAGCGCAAGACCGTTCATAGCATCTTCATGATTTTCCGGGATGACTGTCCATCTTAACGTAAAGCTTCTTGGATTCACCCCTTGGAAATTCTGCCAGAATCCAGGATCGTTGATGATTTGTCTACGACCGTTGATCGCGGCGGCTTCCCTTGCGTAATCCATCAAAGGGCCTTGCAATTGCATCATTTTCTTAGATGGGCGAGTTACCATACCGCCAGCTACGGAACCCATAGCGGCTTGATGCATACTGTTGTCTCCCAATACGGTTCCTGCGATTACGTTAGAACCTAAAACGGAAGCATCTACCAAATCTCCGACAAATCGTCCGGCAGTCTTAGCTCCGTTAACTACGGCTTCCCCTCCAGGAACCGAGCTAGCCAAAGCATCTACGGCTTTCGTAGCAAATTCTTTGGTGTCACCAATATAACCTTGGATTGAATCGTTAAAAGTCCCGCCATTTTTGAGATAGGAAGCCCAACTAGACCCAGCCTGATACGCTGCCCCGACAATTTGTTGGTTAAAGCCCGAAGGCGAAGAGTTCCAGTCGATTTGAGTAGTTTCTCCAATCCCTAAAGGCATCGGAAGAATGGCGGTGAATGCAAGTTTAGTACCTGGGATTTTTCTAAATCTTCGGTTGTTTGCGCGGGCATTCGCTAAATACGCGGACGCGTCACCATTGAAAGTTTGCGCGCGTTTCTTAGCTTTGGTATTCTTTTGCTTATACTCTAAAGTTTGATCTACGCTTCCAGCGATATCTTTCAGGCTATAATCATTCGCAAAAGCCATCAACATCACATAACCGGCACGGTACGTGCGATTGTTTTGATGGGGAAAAACTAAGATATCTTTTACCGGATCAACCGCAATAGTAATATCCTCACCAGCTTCCTTTTTAGGATCGGCGATCTTTTGAATGTTGATTGCGGTATTCGCTACAGATCCAGCGACGCCACCAGCCCCTCCGGTAGGATTAACGGCGGTACTTGCTACAGATCCAGCTACTGCACCCAATCCCGGTGCTGGTGTCGGGGCTAATCCCATCTAATTCTCCTTGTTATCTCGCGCGTCTAAATTGGGTGTTATTTGGGTAACCAAAACCGGTAAATCCTTCCACCCCTAATGTAAATGTGGTTCGTTTAGTATACAAATCTTCCCCAGGACCATCTTGTGAATTTTCCTCAAAATACGGGGATTGTTCTAAACGGCCTTCTTCGTCTAATCTATAGTTATATGTAATATCGATATCGATAGCATTTGCTTGACCGTCTTGGTTTGCCTTGATATCAATATTTTCAATTTCCACCGCCGGTGGAAGGTTGACATCTAATTGATTTGCGATGTGATTTCGGATGGCTACGATGGTTACCCAATCCAACTGCTCAAAAATGAACGAAGTCAAATTCACCCCGAAATCGGGAGCATGTCTCAAAGATCCTAGTTGAGTACATAATACATTTTTGATCATATTATGAACGATACTCGGCCCAGCGATAGAATCTTGGTCGTTGATAAAATCTTTGTTAAATTGGTAAGTTTTTCGTCTTGCATCATATTCTTCGAAAATGGAGCGATCGCTCAAAATTCGAATATCTCGAACCGTTAAACAACTTTGGGGTATCTGAGGATTATACAAATTCGCGTTATCCAATGTTCCGGTAACTCGAGAATTTAATGTGTTAAAAGTGTTATTAATATTATCTAAAGCATTATGATTCATTTATTGCTCCTGCGCTTAGCCTTGTGGGTACGGCTAATTTCATTAGCCTTGGTAACCACCAGCGGCTTTATTACCATTCAATGTAATAGCTCGGTTAGGATCTGTATCTCCAATATTCATATTGACTTCAGTTACGGATTGAGCTACTCCAGATACCATTCCGGAAACTCCAGAAATTACCGTTTTATCCATCATTGACGAAATCTTCACCGCTTCCGCGACCGCGGACTCTTTGACAATTCGTAATTCTTCTGATTTTCGGTTAACGATACTAGTGCTAGAATTTACCATTGGAGAAACCGGAGAACCCAAAGCATTTATAGCTTCTTGTACCGTCATTTCCCCTTTCATAATTTTATCGTTGTAGTAACTAAAACTTTTATGATTGTGATATTCGTTATAGAATCTATCATACATTGGACTCAAAGGATTACCTTTATTATCCAACATTTGAACTTCCCCTACTGTAACCCCAGAGCTATCCGGTTTGGTTAAAGCGCTGTTAGTCATCGACATCAATGGAGAATTTAAAACCCCACCGGCAATCGAGCTCGCCCCAGCCGCCGCGGTAGCGGAATAACTAGAAGAATTCGAAGTATTGTTAGCGTTGGAATCTGTGCTAATTCCGCTTTCAATCAAAGACTCAATATATTGACCAGCACTCTTACCATCTGTGTTTCCTAAAGCTAAACTAATCAATCCACCAGAAGCTTCATCCAATAAGTTAACCCCGAAAGAAGTCAAACTGTCAGATTTCTTCGCGGCGGAATAAGCATCATAAGCCAACAAACCCCAACCGATAATAGGGAAGGCTTTGCTGGCTACTTTACCCAATGCCCCGCTTACCGCTTTGGCGATTCCTTTAGATCCGGTTTTCTCTAACGAAGGAATGATTTTCTTTTTAACACTTTCAATCGCTTCCTTACCTTTTTGTAACCAACCTTTCTCATTGCCTTTAGATTTTGCGGCTTTTTGAACTTGGGATTTAGCATTATTGGAAGCTTGTTTACCTGTCTTGGTTTTAGTATCCGCCTTAGCTTTCGCATCTGCGCTAGCTTTCGATTTTGGCTTAACCGCAGATTGGACTTTTGCTTTGATTTTGCGCCACGCATCTCCTAGCATATCTCCAAGTTTTGCGAGACCTTTCAGAGCAAATTTCGCAATCTTAGATCCCACTTTGAAGATCATCCCGCCGATAAATTTGACCGCTTTGAAAGCCATCTTACCTACCGCAACCCCAACTTTGGCTACTTTTTTGATTAACCAGCCAGCAATCTTAAATGGAATTTTACCAATCCAACCTACTACTTTGAGAACTTTTCCCACAACCGTAGAAATTAAGCCGCCTACTACCCCAGAAATCATAGAGGTGATGCCACCTAAGATCATCGGTAATAGGTTTTTAAGGTTAAGCATATTGCTCATCAAACCTTGCAACATATCAAAGCCGGATTTGGCTTTATCTTTGACGGTAGAGATCGCATTTTTGGTGGCTTGCAAACCTCCAACTAATTTGGATTTTGCTTTACCGATAATTCCGCGTTTCTTAATGCTGGTATCTTGCTCATCAATTAAATCTTCTTGCATACGCTTGATAGATTTAGCGATACGCTCTAAGGTATCGGTTCTGCGGGCATAAAGTTTGATGAATTGTTTAGAAAGAATCTTATCTTGGTGAGAACCTTTAGAACTTCCAGATTTGAGCTCGTCGACGACTTTCGCGGCATCCTTTTCTTCGTACTTTTCCAAGTATGCTTGGAGCTCCGTAAGAGTTTTGTTGATCTCTTTCGGGGAGCTTTTCGAAGTGATTTTGCCTTTAAAGGTGTCGAGTTTTTGAGCCATTGGTTCGTTGAGTTCGTTGAGTTCGGTGTTGAATTACATTAATATTTAATAAAACAAAACCCCGCGATCGCGGAGTTTTGTAGGGTTTGGGATTGACTATTTAATCACACCACAATCCCAGTATTCAAACAAATCTCGATCCTCGATAAATCTTTGATGCTGG